TCTGCATATGCCGAAACAGGAACTCCTTGATAACTATTATTTAATTGTACATTATAATACAGTTGAGTATAACCAGTATTTCCAGGTATTACTTTTGAACCTTCTTTAAAAAAGTGCTGACCAAATTTTTCGATTTGATTTTGTAAAATCGATTGCAGAGATGTTAACTCTCTCGCTTGAACTGGATATCCAGGTTTAAATAATACTTTATGAAAATCACTAGACGGATCGTAATCATCAAAATATGGTGATACGTTGAGATTAGTTTGCTGTGGCATAATCCTTTAGAACTGCAAGATAATTTTTATGTCTTCTTTTTGATTTGACGATCTAAGAATAGAAGGTCTATTATCAACGTAAATGATATTGCCAGATTGTTTTTGAACTTCTGGCAAAGCAATACCGTCAGTGAAATTAAGACCATAATAATAGGTCCTATTATTTATTACACTAGAGGAACCTGTAAAAGCACTATCAATAATTAAAGTGGAATTGTTACCTTGAGTAGGTATGATTGCAAGACTGCCTCCAAGATCTGGTTCATTTGTAAATTCTGCTAAATCAAATCCGTATGTTGGATTAATTTTAGCAGAACCATCAGAAGTATTAAATCCTACTAGATATCTATCTTGCCAAAATTTAATTACTCCTGTATTTTGATCATAATTAACTACTCTACCAAAAGCAGTTGTTCCTGTAGCGATTGTTTGTGAAATAAAACTATTTGCAGCAAACTCTGCAGAACTATAACCAGCTCCTACAAGTTTTAAAGCGCCAACAACACTAGCTTTTGGTTTATCTAAAACTACAGAAGAATTTAATTCTGTTGGATTTTCTACAATACCGACCCTAGCAATTTTATTACCGGTAATAAAATCTGGATTTTGAATGTCATTTTCAATTCTTGCATATAGTAACAGACTAAATGCTCCTAGTTCTCTGTATATATTTGCTCCGTGACCTCCTTGTGGAGGAATAATTACATCAAATGTTGGTCTGGTTGTTCCAGTTGGCACGCCTCCTGCAATTATATCAACAGTTCCATAAGTATATCCAGAACCTTGATTAGAAATTTCTACAGAACTAACTTGAGAATTTTCATCAATAGTAATAGTACATTCTGCTCCTTGACCGTCACCTTTAATTGGAACATTTCTATATTGTAAATTTGCTGCTCCTACATTTAAACCTTTGTTAGTTACGGTTGCAATTTTAATAGACCCCGAAACTGCATTATCTCGAACAAGAGCATTATCTGATGAAGTTTCCCAATCACTAGGAACGGGCATAAATTCTGTAGAATCAAATTTAATAATATCTGCAGGACTTAGAGTATACAGATATTTCCAAACATATCCATCACTACTAGATCCAGCAACTCTTGGTTCTAAATCGGTAAATAAAGGTTCGTCGAGTGATGGTTTTCCTGCAGGATTATCTGGACTAGTTCCATTTTGAAGACAAATATAAACTCTAAAATCTCTATTCATTACATAGAAAAATGATGAATAAAGATTTGTTGAGCTAGATACCTGAGCAAGTTTATCTACACTATAATCATGGCGATACATATCATATTTTGCACCAGAAGACCAAGTTCTTCTAGGTATAACATGCATGATGTCTGAAGAAGTAATTTTCTTCATTGCAATCATAGTATCCCAATAATCATTCTCTTGATTAAAATTATCTCTAGGTGAAGGAGGTGCTCCTTCCCAGTTAGAATTAAAATCAGTAGAATTAGTCAATCCAACAAAAGTATAATAAGCATTTTCACTGCTTAGCACACTTTTGCGAAAATTTTGCGCGTTTAAAATTCTAATTTGATCTGTAATTATTGCAGACATTTTGCTACAGTTTTTCTTTATTTATCAAGTTGGTCCATACCTTACATATTTCAAGGGTTCAGTTCTTATAATGGTGGGAGAAGTTGAAATACCTCCTATTCCATTTTCATTATATACGGAATAAGTTTTACTAGAGAATAATCTACTCTTAAGTACAATTTTACCCCAACTGTAAGCACCTTGATAATTTGATGTAGTCATTCCAGTATTTCCATCCCAATTTGCATCAAAATCAAATCCTAAAGGAGGATTATCAACTTTTGCACGAACTCTAACTGTAGCAGTTCCGATTCCACCTATAACTCTTGGATGTTCAACTTTTTCTAAAACTTCATAAACACCATCAACAAATGATGTACTTATACCAAGAACATTGTTAGCAGTATCGTAAGTTGTTATGGAAGTTGTTGCTGCTCCAATATTTGAATTGTAAATTGTAAATACATCACCCACTTCTATTTGAGAAACTGTTACTGCAGTTCCAACCCAAGTTGCTACACTAAAGGCAGAATCTTGTGAAGGAATGAATAAATCAAATAATGCGAAAGTATCCGAACCAATTGAAGTTGTTGCAAATCCTACAATAGAACCAGCGTCTCCTTTATAACCAAATGGGTAGTAAACTTCATTTTTTTCAAGTTTATCTGACGACGGTGGAGAAATTAAAACTGTTGGAGGTGATGTTGTAGAATAACCTACTCCACCTCCAGATACAGTTATACCAGTAACAACTCCACCCGTAAGAGTTGCTGTTGCAGTTGCAGTAGTAGTTGTACCAATACCAGAAACGCCAGTGGTACTAGCAATGCTTATACTGGGAATTTCAAGATAACCCTCTCCACCATTAGTTATTGTAATAGCAGAAACAGTTCCAGCAACAGAAACAGTTGCAGTTGCCGCCGCACCAACTTTTGTACCTTTAGGGTGAATAATTATACTGTTTTGGAATAATAAAGTAGAATCATTTTCATTATTTTGAGTGAAAAGAGGTCTAACTGTATCTACGTGAAGAACTGTCTCACCTACACCAACTGACTTAATTAAAGTTGCATTAGGTGCAATATTTGGTTCATAAAATCTTCTTGCTTTAGAAATGCTTCTACCATCAATAATTTTATCTTTTGTCTGGCGACACCAATAAACTGGTCTTATTAATTCTACATTATCTGTATTTCCTGGACCAAAATATGGTAGTGTTTCAACAGTATCTGTAGAAACAACATCTTTAATTATTCTGGTGTTTTCATTTAAAACTATATCATCAGAAGTAATTCTAAGTGTATCCCCTTCTTTTACAGTTTGAATAACATCGGTTTCAATTACATCAAGACCAGCTCCATTTCCTTTATAATATAGAATTCTTAAAGAATCTCCCACTCTTGGTGCTTCTGTAAATCTTATTCTGTTTCCACCAAGGAAGTAATATGATATATTTGGAACTTGAAGAGTATTATTTAAAAATACTAAAAGAAGTTGTTCTGGAGCAATTTTAGAATTTTTAGAAGCAATAATAGAAAGTCTTTCTCCATCTCTAAACAGAGGGAAAAGAAGTCTTCTTCCGTCGATGTATTGATTAATATTATCCAAAATTTCAAATTGTCCTAATGACCAACCATTAAAAGTATCGTCAAAAGTTTTATCAACTTCTATTTGGAATTCTTCAAAGTCGTTAGTTATATAAGTAGGAATTCCAGTCAATCCTCCAGTCTGTACTGTTAGAATATCTTTATTTCCATAGGCATATCCATTATTATTAAATTTAAATGAAATTATACTTGAACCATTACCAACTTGAACATCAACTCTAGCTTCTGTTCCAAGACCTATAATTGCATTGTCATCTGAATAAATTAAGGGCATATTACCGTATGGTTCTGGTTCATCAAATACAATTTGAGGAACGACCATATTACTTCCAACACCAACATTAAGATTAAATCCTGGATTAGTAATAATAACGTTATCCGAAATATGTCCAGTTCCAACTATAACAGTTGTAAAACCAACATGTTGAATGGATGTTGTTGCAGTACTAACAACAGCACTAGTACCAATACCTACGAAGGTATGTGTATACTGACCACCAGCACGAAGAGCATTTGGCGTTGCACTTTGGAATGAGTGCTGATAATCTCCACCAGATATGACTGCATCCGCTGCCGCTGTTACAAAAAGATGTTCTGAGGTATCTGATGATGTACCAACATCCAGAGTAATAGTTCCATTTTCTTGATCTACAGCAGTAATATTTACGGCAGTTTGATATGCGGCATCTGGAGTGCCAGCGTTAGCACCCTCACCAGAAGCGCGAGGATATGTCTTCTGAACCGTGTGACCATCAAGAGCACAAGTGAATGTTAATGAATTGTCAGCAAGTCTAACTGAAGTTCCAGATGTTAAAGTATGAGATCCAATTGTTAATTGTAGAAGACCAGTTGAAGGAGTGTATGTTGCAGCAGAAGGAGTGAAGTAAACAAGAGGTGAAGCACCAACGTTAACTGTAATTGTTCCAGCTGCTTGATCTGCATTAATAATATCAAGAGTATTATTTGCTGCCGGATCAGTTGAGCGAGGATATGTTTTGGTTGCTGTATTACCATCCATTGTACATGTAAAGGATAGTGAATCAGTTTCAAGACTAATACCTCTATCAACGACAAGTCCATGATTAGCTCCAATAGTAAGAGTAGTAATTCCTGTTACTGGAGTATATTCTGCATTTGAAATATTAAAATATACAAAAGTTGAAACACCAACAAATGCTTGTATGTTTGAACCTTCAACATTTTCAAGTCTTAGAGGTCTATTCCAAGCTCTATCGTCTAGATTTGGTCT